TTACCTTTGAATATTGTAGATGTGACTGTGCCAGTGCTTGGATTGTAAGTTAGATTACCATCCATCTCCAAACCAACATTACCAGTGCTTGATGTTGCATCTTCTACAAAAGCAATTAAATTTTCTTCGTTTGTGTTTTCATTATCTGTCACTAATACATGAGAAGAGTTTGTTGCATTAGTTGCATTTGTTACTGTGACCCCTGCAATAACTGTGTTTAGTGCAGTTCCATTTACTGTGATTGCATCAGCTTCTAACGTACCATCTACATCTACATCACCAGATATATCTAAATCTGCCATTGTTGCAGTGCCAGTTATTGTAGGTGCAGTTAAACTTTTATTTGTTAATGTTTGCGTAATATCTACAGCAACTAAATCTTGTGTACCACTATCTCCACTATCAGGAAGTCTTAATGTGTTAGCAGCACTTGCAGAATGTGGCTGTGGCTGTAATGTTTGGAAATGAGCATTTGATGTCTCACAATACATTCTAAGAGATGCTGGTGATCCACTATTAGATTTAAAATCAATTACACCACCTAAAACAGTTAGATCATCTCCAACAGATAGATCTGCCCCTAATGTTGTATTACCACTTGCATCTAAAAACACTGATTTTGATGCAGGTATTGTGCAAAAAATAGTCTTTGTACCTGCACTAAAGTTCACCGCACTATCACTATTAGAACTGCTTATAACTGTTGTTCTTGTTATTGTGCTTGAATCACCATTGAGTGTACCTAAACCTACTTCAAACTCTGCTGATCCTGGTAATGTTATTGCATAGTATGTTGTATTGGAATTACCAACGCCAGTACCAAAAGTTTCAAAACCAGTAACCGCACCGGCTAATGTTAATGCACCCGTACCAGTTGTAGTCGTTGTTTCTTTTACTCTGTCATTTAAGACTAATGCCATTATTTAAGCTCAATAGTTAAGTTGTTTGCATTTATTCTAAATATATCACCAGACTGTATTGTTTTACTTGCATCTAATTCACCAACAAAAAGTATGTTACCACTACTAGATGCGTCTGCAATAAATACATGTGTTATTGTATTGTTCGTTCCACCAGATGCTGGAAACTCAATATTTGCTGCATTCTTTGCAGTTTGTGTGTCTGTTGAGTCAGCACCTATTGTTGTCCAGTTTGATGCTGTAACTTGTTGTCTTGCGTAGTTTGTAAAGTTTGCCTCTGTAACTGAACCAGTTTCTGCGGCAGACACTGCCGTTGCAAGTCCTACATATATGCTGTCACCAGGTGATGACAAACTAAGAGAGTTATTCTTAAACAAGAAGTGTAATATTCTTCTCTCTAGGTAATTGGTTGCTGCATTTGCTGTTGCCATTTTATACTCCTATGTTCTTGGTCTTGATGGTAGACCAACTTTGTATCCATCTGTGTTTTCTCTTGCTTCGCCTAAATCTTTTAATCTTTCTATATAAAAAACGTAATTTTTTTCATACTGCGCCAAAACATCTGGTTCGCCTTTCATATAATAATACGCTTCAATTAACGATCCGTAAAGCAAAGCAAAAGGAGCGTTTGTGCTAATCCAAGTTGTACCGCCATCAGCTCCAGCGGTTATACTAGCTGGTCTGTAATAATAATGTAATTCTAAAGCATAATTACTGTCTGGAGTAGGTGATACAATAAAATTATCAACATCAAATCTTGAATAATATTTAGGAACACCTGTGGTTGAAGCGCTAGGGGTATATTCTCTTAAAAAATTTACATCTTTCTGAAGTAAAAAACCTTCAGATCCAGAGGTTGTTATCTGTAATGAAAATGATGCCAAATAATCTGCTGGAACAGTTAAGAATTGATCTGATGAAGTAAAGGCACTTGTTACATTTTTTCTAAAATAATCTAAATCTACACTTTTAAATATTTTTTCTTCTGCACCTTTTATAAAGTTAGGAAGATTAGTAACAAAAGATGTTTCACTATTATCCGTGTAGTCTTGTATTGCTGTTTTTAATGTTGCTAATGTAAAACTCATTAATTTGTTATAGTGACAGGTCCTGCCGAAGCAATGCCACCACCTCCCTTTTGTGTTATGGTCGAAGTAGAACCACTATTAAATGTATAATTATTATCATCTGTTTTAGTAATCGTAAACCCACTTGCAGACATTATCACTGAACCAAGAACATTTCCTATAGAAGTTACATCTCTAAATCTAACAGTATCGTCTGATGATCTGCCATGATTAGGTTCGTTAACACTTACTGTTGTTGATGATGCTGTAATAGTAAAAGGGTTTAATGGTAGCATGTTAGGAACAGCAGTTTCAGTCCTGTCTGGTCTTGCATTTCTTATAGCTTCTGGATCAGTCGGCACTCTTGGAGGAGTTAATTGAGGGTGTTTTTCTTCATACTCATCTTTACCTACAAGCAATCCATTCCATTCTTTACGCATGTCTTTCATTCTGTATCTAAATCCAGAACGATCTGATAGTCCAAAAGCGTGTTTACCAGATGCAAAAGCTCCCATTATCCCACCCTATAAAAACTTAATTGAGGTGTTACAGTAAAACTAGACCTGTCTCTATCTTCACCCATAGCTCTTTCAAACTCTTCTTCGTAAACTGTCTTTAACAATTGTATTCTGTCAGGAGCTTTTTTCATAGATATGTAATATGCAAGTCCAGCAGTTAAGCAAGGATAGAATCTAAATGGTATTTCCATTGTATTAGTTGCACCGTCAGCATCTTGTATTCTAGTTAAAGCGTCATAATGAATGACATCTGTACTGTTTTCAGGTGCGGGCCAAATCTTTAAGTTAGGTGTTATTTGTCTATCAAGAAAAAATTGTGTCGGTCTACCTGTAGTTGTTTTAGTTGGGATTGCCAAATAAGTATCTCGACTAACTCTAGTCATGCTAAAATCTGTACCACTTCTACGAACAACAGCAGATAATATGTCAATGACATCTGTTCCTAATGAATAATCTGAATCACTTGATGTTAAGGCTTGTGTTCTTTGTTCTATTGTCCATTGATTTAAACCTCTATTAGCCCACTCTGCTAACATTATATTTAGGGATCTTTTAGCAGTTTGAAGGTCGTATCCAGTACGAAGTTCTAATCCACATCTTTCAAATGCTTCTTCAATGTATTCAGCTACGTCAAGTTCAAAATTTGTAGAGTTAGATGTTGTCATTTCTTTTTTCTCCTAAGAGATTTAACTCTTCTCGGTTTACCTGCTGGTTGTCCTATTCTATTCTTCTGACTTATTCTACTTCTTTTTTCTGCTGATGTCATCTCTGATCTAGTTTTAGGTGTTTTAGAGCTAACTCTTTTGCTTGGTCTACAATAAGGAGTGCCTCTTTTTTCTCCTTTTTTACGACCACATGCCTTGCCTGTCTTAACGTCTTTCCAATCTTCTTTAAACCATCGTTTAAGAGCTAATCCAGATTTTGTTTTTCTTACAGCCATTATCTATACTTTGTTACTTTACGTCTGTTACTCATAACGATACCACAACCACGAGCTATATTTTTATTTTTAGCAGGTCTTTTACGTTTTTGTTTGGTAACATTACCGCCATTTTTTAACTCAACCACACCGCCTTCTGCTTTTTTCTTGGCATTACCATAATTAGACGCACCTACTTTTCTGCATTTTGCAATTGCTCCACTAGCATAAGCGGAAGGAAAAACTCTGTAGCGAGCTTTAACTTTTCTGTAACAAGCGTCTTTTGGCATTTTTTTTCACCTTTACTATTTTTTTTACTTTTTTCTTTTTGTTCGGTGGCTTTGATATTTGTTGACTCATTTGCGATCTACCCATAACCATTATTTTAACAACGATAACAATTCTGTTACCGCTCCCGTATTAGTTACAGCTATAACTGCTAAAGCACCAATGAGCATCCACTTAGCTTGAAAAACTGCTCTCTTGATGTCTGTCATATCTGCTCTTAACTCATCAACATGTTTAACAAGATAATCTTGTTTAGATTTCCATTCAGCAAATTCTATTTGCAAAGACTGAACATTTTTCTCCATTAACATTTCCACCTTCTTCTAGCTTGTCTTAAACGACTATT